CCACGCTACTATCGCTTCTCATGACATAATCCCCATTGTTTATTTTATTGATGGTTTCAAAATATTTTTTTTCTTTTTTCATGATGGATATTAAATTGTTATGACTTTGGACTAAGAATTTTTTGCGTATATCAGGGTATAAACTGACTTCAAGTTTTTCTAAACTATCGTTATATTCTTTTAGCAAATTAGGTAATAACTCTTTTTCATTTCTAGCATTGGTCAAGGTGTGAGTGAGTAAAGATTGAGATTGTAGTAGTATTTCCATCTGTGACGGAAAGTTTTTGAATTTAATCAAGGCAGAAATACATGCAATGATGGAACTTAATGCAATTGGTACAAGAGATACTACATTTGAATCCCAACCCATTTTCATTTTCATAGATTCAAAAAAACCTGTTGCTAAAGAAACTACAATGATACATTTATTCCAATTATCACTTTCTAATTTCAAATTTTCATGTGCTAACGAAAGGCAATCACGACGAGAGCGTAAATCATTAATAATCATTGGTAAAGAAACCTTTTCCATATATATTATGTAGAGATATTAATACTAACTTTGCTCTTATATTTTTCTCGTCTAATCCTATTAATTTCATCTTTATTTTTTTCGTAATGTTCCTTCTTTTGGTTATTTATTTTAGTTCTATTCTGTTCTCTGTATATTGTGTGTTTCTCAATTAAAACATCTTTATTTTTTTCCCAGTATTCTTTTTTTTCATCTAATAATTTCTCTCTATTTTGTTGCCTATATTCATAGCATTTGTTTTTATTGTATATTTGTTTTTCTTCCTTTGTTGAAGAAGGTCTATAAGTGTTAAGCGTTGAGTTCAATTTCTCAAACCAATATCTTTCACGTGTTCTTGCCTCATTATTATCTGTACATGGGTATTTTTCAATTTCAATCATACTCCAATCGTCCCATCCACCATTTCCTCTTATTGTTTCATATATTTTAATATCATTTTTATAGTTTATATCATTAATACAATTTCGTTTATGCTGACTTTTTCGTTTGGAAAAATCAGTAGTTGAACCAACATAACAATCGTTTACATTTAAATCATTACATACAATTTTGTAAATAATGGTTCGTGAATAATCTACCGCTTTACGAGGCATTCTTATTATATCTTAAAATATCTCTTTAAGTTTTATCCAATAAACTATCTACTGCTTGAGACCAATTCATATATATAACCATAGAATTTAATTATCCTAAAAAATGACCAGTAAATGAGCAATGATGGTTTCCGTCTTCCGTATAATCATCACTATAACTTGTATCCGTCATTCTTATGCTTCCACTTACTAATTGTACATACACTTTGTCTCCTGAGTGACATTGTAAAATAGTAGAAGTTGACCCTATGCTTTCATTGTCTTCTATGGTTGCTCGTGATTTAACTTTTTCTCTAATAAAAACACTTCCATTTAGATTTGAATCAGGGTTCAATGGTTCAATCAATAAATTTACTTCACATGCAGATGTAGGAAAAAAACGAAAGGAAAAAAAATATAATCCTGACAATGGAGCAGTGAACTCACGAGTAGTCGCATTATAGGCACTTCCTAAATTATAATCTGTTATGGAATAAGGTAAATTACCTCCCAAAGTTGTAAAACTACTGCTTTCACTAAATGCTCTAAATGCTATAGGATTAATATCTTTTTTTCCGTTAAGAATACTTACCACATTATCATTTCCAATAAACAATTGAGTAAATTTACCAATAGAAGCATTGACCTCATCAAAAGTAGTATCTGCTAAAGCGGTTATAGCATTTCCATAATTTTTAGAATTGAAAATAGATCTATTTTTATCAGGTGGGTTATAAGCACTCATTATACTTTATATAAATATTTTATTTATTGGGTTTCATGGGAAAGTCCATTCCTATGACCCATATGCTTGGAAAATCACGAAGTTCTTGACGATAGGTCAACCATTGGTCTCTTCTTGGATAATCTGGTAAAGCACAATGGTCACATTCACGCAATAAAGTATCACGCTCTTCACGCATCTCATCTAGTAAGAAGTCCTCATATTTCAATAAAAATTCTTCTTCAGTTGGTTTAGGCATAGTCGTGTCGTTCCATTCAAGAGATTCGTAGGTTTTATCACAAATCCAATCTTTTTCAAGATAATATTTTATCAATATTTTTGAGATGTCCATATATAATAGAACAAGATAAAATTATGCTAAAAAATGACCTCCAAAAAATGAATCAGGATAACTCTCAAAACGAATAATACCATTTGTTTTTACAACACTTACTTGGTCATTTGCCTCCAATAGAGTAATAGTAGTCCCACATGTTGTTTTATTTGAACCTGCTCCGTTTTGATTTTGTATAAGTCGTAATATAGTTCTTGATGTGATAGGACTATTGACTCTAATATTTAGTCCAAATGAATTATTACCATTAGAACTGATGTTGATATAGAACACATACATACCTTTAATTGGTGCTGTAAATGTGTATGTTCCAGTATTATAACTATTGCTATAATCGTAATCTTCAAAATTAAGTGGCATTGTAACATTTCCTGAAAAATTACTTCCTGTTTCTCGTCCAACTCTAAAACTGATACGATTTGCTATAGTTAATCTGCCACCTATAGTAGCATTATTAATGGTTGTCAATGTTCTACATGTCAAATCTGTGGATGAATCAATTGCTGTTCCTCCTGTAGATGAAATAACATTCGTTGATTCGTCAATCGTAATATTGTTACCTGCTGTTAATTTATTTTGTTTATTGTCTTCTAAACCACTAATCTTAGTTGCGACATTGTTTGCCCCATAAAACAAATTCGTTCCAGCAGTTATAGTTGGTGCTGACATGGAAGTTGTGGCGGATACAATAGGTGTATTCAGTTGAGAATTACTTCGTATAGTAATAGTACCTGCATTAATCAATCCAGTATCAATATTAGTGGTGGTTTTTAAAGTATCTTGTTTGGCATTTAATGCATTTGACAAATCAGTATCCGTAACCACCTCTGTTAAGGTTATGTTATTGGAAGCATCTATGGAAATATTATCACCAGTAATCAATTTATTTTGTTTTAATTCTAATGCATTTGACAAATCAGTATCTGTAACCACTTCTGTTAAGGTGATGTTATTGGAAGCATCTATGGAAATGTTATCACCTGTAATTAGTTTATTTTGCTTTAATTCTAATGCGTTTGACAAATCAGTATCTGTAACCACCTCTGTTAAGGTTATGTTATTGGAAGCATCTATGGAAATGTTATCACCAGTAATCAATTTATTTTGTTTTAATTCTAATGCGTTTGACAAATCAGTATCTGTAACCACTTCTGTTAAGGTGATGTTATTAGAAGCATCTATGGAAATGTTATCACCAGTAATCAATTTATTTTGTTTTGTTTCAAGTGCGTTTGACAAATCAGTATCTGTAACCACCTCTGTTAAGGTTATGTTATTGGATGCGTCTATGGAAATGTTATCACCTGTAATTAGTTTATTTTGTTTTGTGTCAAGTGCTGTTGTTAAATCACTACCTGTAACCACCTCTGTTAAGGTGATGTTATTAGAAGCATCTATGGAAATGTTACTGCCAGTGATTAGTTTATTTTGTTTCGTGTCTAGTGCGGTTGATAATTCACTATCTGTAACCACTTCAGTTAAGGTGATGTTATTGGATGTATCTATGGAAATGTTCTCACCTGTTATTAATCTCTCTTGTTTTTTTGAAACATCACTAGCGATTGTTTCAAGTGAACCATTAATTGTAATAATTTTCCCAGTATTAGTAGTGATTTCCGTTAGAAGATTTTGTGTGCCTATTAATATTGTATTCGCTGAAATGATATCACCTGAAATATCGTCTACTACAATGTCACCGCTTGTAATGTAATCACCTTGTTGATTTATGTCTCCTAATACATTCGCAGAAACTAAAGTAATAGTTCCTTGTGCAACAGGGAAAGCAAGAAAGTTAGCATTTAAATATTCTCTGTTTATCTCACCCCCTTGACCTAAACTACCAAAATTTCTTGGATTGAATATACTCTGTTGCTTATTTGGAGG